CAATTAAGGTTAAACACTTGGGAGAATAAGACAATGTTTCATGAAGTTATTTACATATGGGGATAGTTGGACTGAGGGGGTTGGTGGGAATATTAAAGATGAATATACCACAGATAATGATGAAGAAAGAACTAACATAAGACAAAAATATTGTTGGCCAAAACATTTATCGGAATTACTCAATTGTGAAGTTAAAAATAATGGAGTGGGTGCATTTTCTAACAATGCAATATTCAATTCAATTTCTTATCAATTAAAAAATGAAATCGTCACTCAAGACGATTTTGTTGTTATTATGTGGTCTTCCTCATTAAGAGATCAATTACCATTTTTTCCAAATGAGAATAATTTTCACATTTGGGGTCAACGATATAAAAGTAAACAACATCTTTTCAAATACATTTTCGACGGTGTTAATGGAGATAATGCGAATTATAATAGGGCGGTAAAAAATTTTAGAGATTACTATATTAGTAATTTGTTTAACGACACCTACTATGATATAATTAATCAAAATTATATTCTACATTTACAATTTATGTTTAAAGAATTGGGAATTAGATATGTTTTTTGTGATGCATTTGACACTATGATTAATAAAAATATCGATGTTTTAGTTGATAAAACCCATTTGATTGATGATAATAGGTATTGGGGTTGTAGAAGTAAAACAATGGCTAATTTATTAATCGACACAAATAGAAAAGATGTGTGGGAAGATAATAACCATTGGGTTGACACCACCGCTGGCAAACATCCAAGTAGTAATGGATATAAATTGATTGCTCATGAATTATATGAATTTATAAGTCAGGGTAATTTATTAACACATAGTAAATCAAAAAATTCGTATTTGTTATGAATTATACAATAAACAATAATTTTTGTGATGAGGATTTGGCAAAAGAGATAATTAAATTTTGTCTTAAATATGGAGAACCCTTTTCTTACAAACCAACGGAATCTTGGGATTGTAGGAGAATATATGATGAAGAGTTTAAAAAGAAAATAATTGACTTATTAACAACCAATTATAAAAACGGAGATTTTAGTTTATGGTTTGATTATGACACGTTCAACCTAAAAAATTTTAACATCAGTTTAACATCATATTATAATGGTAGATATCTTAATTTACATAAAGATAAATCAAGTGAATTAACTACAGTAATAGTTTTATCAGAAGGTTTTGAGGGTGGACAATTTGTATTAACTGAACAAAATAACCCACCATTTCATTTTGAAACATTAGAGGGATTAACTATTTGTAATTTAAAATTAGGAGATTGTATTTCATTTAACGGTTCTGAAACATATCACGGAGTTTTACCGGTAACAAATGGAATTAGGTATGCGTTAAACATTTGGATGACCGAAACCGATTTTAATTATCCTAAAATAAAGATAAATGACACATTAATATGAGTATTTTAATAATTGCATTACCAAGAACTGGGTCGTCTGAATTGGGTAGAAGACTATCGACTTATAATAAATTTAAATATGAATTTGAACCATTTAATCCAAGCGTTGGGTTATCACCATTAACCGACTTTAAAAAAATTGTTCTTAAAACTATCATATTTCATTTACCATATTATGTAAACGAAGAAAATCGAATTAATTGGTTAATTGAATTAACAAAAAATTTTGATGAGGTCGTTTTATTATCAAGAAAAAATTTGACGGATTGTGCGGAAAGTTGGTCTTATTTAATGTATAAAGAAAAACAAAAAAGTTTTAAATCTAATCAACCATATCTTTGGGAAAAGACATCTAATTATGACGAAGAATATCATAATATATTGAAATGGAATGATGAGTTAAAATTTATATCAAACGAATTAAATATACCAATTACCTATTATGAAGATATATATGATTCATCTGATAAAGATAGATTACGAAAAGGTAATCGAAATGATTTTGATAAAAGTATAATATAGAAATGAAAATATATATCCATCACCCACATCAAAAATCTATATTTTATAAATTAGCACATAATACTACTAATAGAGAATATTTTATTAAAAATAATGAAGGTAGTGTATTTTCTAAATATAAAAATGTAGATATTGAATTCATCTTTAAACAAGAAATTAGTTTTGAAGATGATGGGTATCATATGTTAGATTATTTTACTGCATTTTTCAATGGAGAAACTGACCCTAAAATTGGTAAGATAGAACCTGATAGGGATTATATGGAAAGGGAGAGTCAACAAATTTTAAAAATATTCATTAAATTATTAAGGGATTGCCCAAAAAACCAAAAATGGTTAATTGGTTATTTTAGAACTGAAAAAATTTTACAAACCAAAGACACAAGTATCATCGATGAAAATTGGTTAGAAATCGAATCACTCATGGGTGAGTTAAAAAATCATCACTTTATAACCGATAATATATTTTTAAATAAGAATTTAGAATTACAATATCCAAATTTTTATTATGCTTTAACAAACACCATATTTCAATGGAATGAAATAATTGCAATTAGATGGTTTTACGAATTTAAACAAGTATACGATAAATTGACATTTGATTATGATTTAATGTATAGTATTAAAAATCATAAAATTAATCGTGTTAATATCATAAATGAATTGAGTAAATTAAAAATAGATGGATTATATCTACAACATAGTGATTCATTACAAAACCCAAGTTACCAAAAAAATGCACCTGAAATTGAACACATAAATAAAAATTCGGTGACAGGTAATAATGATTTTTCTGACATATCTTGGATTACAAATCACCAAGGTTATATGGATATGTTTTTCAGAGTTTTACCGAAGGCTAAGATGCAAATATTATGTGAAAGTTGGTCTTGGGGTAATAGAGAGTTTACATCACAATACCTTTCAGAAAAAACATTTTCATTGTTATTGTCGGGTATACCTTTTATATCAACACACGAGTATCCATTACAAATGATTGAAAGGATGTTAGATGTCCCATCACATCCATTTTATGAAGACTCAAAAAGATGTAGAACAAATGCCAAATTATTTGCTGAATTTGTTGATAAATTCTTACAAAATTTTGATAGGAACTATAAACTATGTAAGGAGTGGTCGGATTTAGTTCATAGTAAATTGATGTGTAAAATTGAAAATGAAAATTCACTATTGGACTTAATAATTGATGGTGGTTTAAAGACGGAGTTAGTTGTTAAAAAATCATTAATATAATGAGAGTAATATTCACTTATCTACCAATTAGACTTAAGGAGACCACCGAAATTTATTTAAAATATTCTATTGGGAATTTAAATAATCAAAATATAATCCCCATAATATATTCAGATAAAGATTATTTTAAAGACACCGAGTTAAAATATGAATGGGTCGAGTTTCAAATTGACAAAACATATAAACAACCTACGTTATGGTCATATCCTAAATTAAAAGTATTGGCATCGATATCTTTTCCGTTTGTACACTTAGATAATGATTTAGTGGTGAACGATTTTAATAAATTATTGAAAATTATAGACGCCAACAAATTAAATTTGGGGTATAAACATCCACTAACAGAAATACAAACTAATCATTTTACCGAAATTTATAAAAGATATTCAGACACTCCATTGAGGTTTAATGAATTAAATAACACATGTATAATCGCCACAAATAATTATATTAATGTTAATAAGACTTATTCTGATGTATTGAATGTTGTTGATTTAAACTATGATTTTTTTACAAAAAAATATAACAATATACCACCAATTACTTTAAACCAACAATATTTAAATGTATATTTTAATGACATCAATTATCTATATACTGAAAACCCATCTTTTGAAAATTTAAATGTTAATGGGGTGTGTCATATGGCGGAAAAGAATATGATTGGTAGTTTCATAAAAAATAAAAAATTAATATAATGGGTATACTTTGGACATTTGGAGATTCAATGACATTCGGTCACGGATGTAATGAGTTATGTGTGTCTGAGACTAAAAAAGAGTATCTACCATATAAAAAAGAAGATGATGATGTTTGGGTAAATCATTTAGGTAAGTTATTAAACTACGAGGTTAAAAATTTGGGTAAGAATGGCGTGTCAAATGATTATATTTTTGATACCATATTAGATAATTTTGATATCATTGAAGAAAAAGATGTTGTAATAATTAATACAACATTGTACGGTAGAATGGACGTTCCAATCGGTGATTCATTGTGTAACGTACTTTCGTCATATGAAGGTGCTAAAAATATTGTAAGAACACCAGACAATGAAGAAGATTTAGAAAAAATGGAATCAATAGTCAATTTCCAATACCATTTTTCAAACCATCAATTTTATAAAGAAAGGTGTAGAAAACGTTTTGAATTCTTAAAAAATAGATTTGTAAGTGATAAAAAAATACGTTTCTTTTATATGTGGTCATTGGAAGATGACGACGGAATATACAGATCATTCCAAACAATTAAAGACCATACGGGTGGGAAAGTAAACGACACCCACTTCTCTTTCAACGGACATTTAGATTTTGCTCATTATATATACTCAAGTATGGATAATAAAAAACTAATTTAACCACCAAAAGTTGATTTAATAGATAAAATTACATATATTTTATCTAATGAAAATATTAGCACACGCACCATTCATAGGTACTACTGGTTACGCAAACCACGCACGTTCATTCTTCTGTGCACTTAACAAGTACCATACAGTAAAAGTCAGAAACCTCACCATTGGAAATAGTTGGAAGGGTATGAATAATAGACCTCATGACGGTGAACCATACTTCACCAAAGAAATGGGGGATATGTTGATTTTACAGACATTACATAAAGCAGACGGTAATGGGAGAGTGGATGAACCGATGTACGACTATAAAGGTGACTTTACGCCAGATGTACACATTGTACTTATGGAAACCAATAATCACTACTTCTTCGATGATTATGTGGGTTATAAGATTGCCTATAATGTATGGGAATCAACACGTTATCCCGATGAGTTCTTTAATCAATTATTAAAGTTTGATGAGATGTGGGTACCAACTCAATGGCAATTTGATTGTTTAGTTGAACAAGGTTATCCAAAAGAAAAGATTTTTATTGTACCTGAAGGTGTTGATGTTGATACGTTTAAACCAATTAAAAAATTCCCTAAAAGAGATAAAATACAATTTGTACATTTTGGTAGATGGGATTATAGAAAAGGAACAACAGAAGTACTCCAAGCGTTTGCTGAAGAGTTTAAAGACGTGGATGATGTTGAATTAATCGCATCAGTCGAGAACCCATACCCATATGATGGATTAAAATCAACTGAAGAGAGGATTAAACATCATAATATTGACACAAAGAATATTAAGTTTGTTAAATTCCCACCAAGGAAAGATTATGTGAAATATCTACAAGAGGCACATGTATTTGTATCGTGTGCCCGTAGTGAAGGTTGGAACCTACCGTTAATTGAAGCAATGGCCTGTGGTACACCGTCCATCTATTCCAATTGGGGTGGTCAATTACAATTTGCCGAAGGTAAGGGTGTACCTGTTGCGATTAAATCATTAAGACCGGCAAATATCGAACACAAAGAATTTCCTGGTGAATATTGTGAACCAGATTGGGACGATTTAAAGCGTCAGATGAGACAGGCGTATGATTATAACACCGCAATGTGGATAAAGGCGGTTAGTGATGCTAAAGATATTCACGCGAAATTTAATTGGGATACAGTTGCTAAAGGAGCGTGTGAAATTTTAGAAAGAAATAAAAAACCATTTGCATTTGTAACAACTGGTAATTTAGGATATATGCCTGTGATTGAAAAGTTAGTCCAATCCCTATTAGAATTCTCAGAACAAAAGATTTTGGTTTACGGTATTGATTGTGAGGTTCCATTCGATTATCCAAACGTCATTAAGAGAACGGTAAATGTACCTAAAATATCAGAACACGATAAATGGTATTGGAAACAATGGTCATGTATTGAGGCATTAAAAGAGAATTTTGAAAACTTTGTATGGGTTGATGGTGATGTTGTTGTTAATCACAATATTGATAACATTAGACAATACTTTAATCAAATTGAAAACTACCCAATTGCTGATATTCATGTACAGGAGGAATTTTTTGGTATGTACGATAACGGTAATAAATCCCAATTGTTCAACGAACAACTTGCTAATGAATGGGGTATAGGTAAACGTAACCCATATATGCACATTTGTCTTTATGTTTACAATAAAAAATGTGGTGAATGGTTTGATGAATTACTTAACCATTATGATTCATTGATGGAAAATAAACCTGAAGATTACAAGAGATTATATCTTTGGAATGATGAGGGTATTGATAATGCGATGAGATGGAAACACGGTCACACGAAACATTTACCTCTATCTAATTTTGATACATCATCTTATGATGGAGATGCTGGTTTTATTGATAAAACATTACACCAATTTTATAAATTTTGGAACGAGGAAGGTCCACAAAATTTTGATAGAATATTTGGTTATCAATTCATACCGAAAGATAAATCTAAAATCGTTTACTTCCACGGTAATAAGAACGCCGAGATTTCGGATAAAATGATTGAATTTATTAAAATGCAAAGAGATAAATCATTTTATAAATCACACAGTTTCTACACAGATGTTTATAAAGTTGAAAACTTCTCGAAGTATTTTCAATACGAAGGTTCAACTATGGATGTAGCATCTAAGTTTGGTTGGGCCGTTGCCATCTTCCATGAGATTTTTAACTTATTAGATTACTATAAGAATAGGGAAAGAACAATTAACGAA